CCTATATAGAAATTAGACCCAACGCTATAACCGTGGTTGTCAAAATACCCTGTAACAATAGAAGATGACGAGGTTGTCTGAAACGAATAAACACCAACTAATTTTGCTGTTCCCGTGCCAGCGCCAACGCCTGTGGCATTAAATATCACGCCAACCGTATTCGCCGATGCGCCAATTAACGTGTAATCCGTTGTGCCAACGGTTACAATTTTGTAAGTTTGCCCCACAACAAAAGAACCCGCCGTGGTATTTGTCGATGTATTGGCCGTCGATGTTGCCGCAGATCCGGCATTAATTGTGTATGTTGTCCCGGCATAGGTCAATAACTGGTAGGGACCAGTAAGCACCAGCCCGCCAACAGAAACGGGTGTTACAAAGTCAACGTAGTCAAATACAGTCAATACCGTTGTATTAGAATCCGTGACTGAAACTGTACTAGATCCAGCTGTAGTTGCAAAAACAGGGGCGGTATTTGTCGTAATTGTGCGTGGCGTTATATCCGCCAAATTTCCATTAGTTAAAACGCTTAACGAAGATTCTGCGCCAATACCAAGATGGTTAATGGCATTTAAATCTGACCACGCTTTTAGTGCGCGAATCTTGGACCCAATAGCAGAATTAAAATATGCAACCCATCCGCCCAACTTCTGAGCAAGGCCAAATCCATTACGCTCTGATAGAAACCGAACAAGCTGCGATGACGAATACGCAGCCTCATTTAATACTGGTGTATTGTTAGTTTCTACGCCGGGTTTGAGCTTTATGGTTCCAAAGGGCATGATTAGCCCCTAGTCGGTGAAGCAGCAGGAGCAGGCGAATAGGATGTCCATGCAGCTGCTTGGAATTTCTTGCGGTTTTCTTCTATCAAGGCGCTGGCTTTGAGTGCTTGATACTGCGACTCATACGTTTGAGCCATCTGTGGATCATCATTTAAGCGACCAAAGTTGCGTTGGAACGCCGAAATATAGATCATGGATGCCATAATAAACATATCTGGCAAATAGGTAGATATGAATGTCGTAGTGTTAGATGCAGAAAGTGGCGCAGAACGAATTGTCCCGGTCAATCTAACAGCATAGCTTGAGCTTGGAGTCGGTCCTACGATGATATACTGGCTTGTATTACCTGTAGTATTAGTATCGCCGCCATAAACAGCAAAATACTGAGGCAGGCCAGTAGCAGATCCCGATCCGTAAACATTTTGTATAAATTCCTTGCCAACAGGCAATAACGGGGTTGAGTTTCCTAACCCGTCTATAACTTCAAAAGTTTGAGGAACAATGAATTGAGACGTTGGCAGGGTTAAAGTGTTATTTCCACCCGTAAATGTGTAAGCATTTGTGCTAATTTGCGTAGACAAAAAGTCTAAGTCTCTTTGCATACGAAGTTCTGCGTAGTCAATCATAGATGGAATAATAATCGTGAAATTAGTATCCGTGACAGGGACTACTGCCATTGTCGCTATTTGCTGCACATATGATGCGTATGTTAACGACATAACTAACCCCTACGACGCCATGTCAAAAGCGGCTTTTTCCACAGATGCAACCCGACTTGACCAACCACGACCAAACGTATCATAAGTTGGCAAACTTTGCAAAAACGCTAATCTTTTTTCGCAGACTCCCGTAGCAATCTCACGAGGGTTAGCCGCTTCACAAGCACTAATTGTGGCTTCCCCGACTTGTCCGTCTTGAGCCACACCAAGTACCTGCTGAAGGGTTTTCGCGGCACGGCTTACCCCACTATTAACAGCCATATCAAAAGTGGCATAGTCAACGCCAAGAGGAAGTGAGTCGCCACTGATTTTATCCCAATAATTAGCTTTATACAAAGGTGCTACATCCTGCGGTCCTAAAGCCCTCATTTCAGCCTCGGTTACAGGATTTCCTACCCAACTTTCCCAAACCGCTTTAGTGACACCTAAATTGGTCATTCCGCCGGGGTCTTTGGGGTTATTAACAAATCCGCCTTCTGACTTAAGAACAAGGGCTAAACATTGCTCAAAATTATCTGCACTCACTTTGCATGCACCCCAAGTGTTTTTTCGTAAGTTCGAAGACCTGCCATGCCAAGCATAGCTGTTACCAGTTCCATGAGGGATGAATCCAAAACAGGCAGATCATGCCACCCCGCCCCGAAGGCAATTGGACGCAATAGGTATTGGTACGAGAGGCCAATAGCGCCAACCCACCCAATAGCAGGACGCCAACCACTAACAAAAATATTTGTGCTTTGTGCTTCATTCGCGTTTACCGTGTTCTGCTGTGCGTCCCAATCTTGCAAAGAGGAACGAAGAGCTGCTTCAGCTTCCTGACGCTGATTGGGATCAGGAATGAATTTGTTTACAATCTGCAGTCCTGCGCTAATTGCATCGTCAATGCCAAACGCCATGTTACTTCACCGTCACCATAAGAAATACGCCAATTGCGCCAATACCTAATACCAGAAAACCCACAATACTGCTAACCATAATCAAATCCTTGCGGTTTTCTTCCTGCTCCTTTAACGCCGCCGCAGCTTGCCGAGCCGCCTCTTTCCGCATCTCAATAACCTGCCGCTGAATACCTTCCCACGCCGCAGGACCATATTGGCCCACAAACATGTTCTTTACCTGAAGCTGCATATCTTGAGCTTTGGCTTTAACAGCGTAGCGTTTTACCGCTTCCGCTTCGTAGTCCGCTTGGCTTTGGAATAATTTTTTCTTATGCGGCGTTGATGTTACCGTAACAATCTGGCCGATCTTACTGAATAAATTGCTTACCTTCTCCGCAGTCTCCATCATATCCCGACCCGAATCAACGGCGGACTTGATGCTATTGTAGATTGCAGTCGCGCCAGCGATGAGGGTAAATGGATCCATTATTCTGCCGCAGGAGTTTCGGGAGGTGTTTCTGGCGCAGACGCTTCAATTTGTGGCTTGGCTTGCCCATGCAAAAGCGCAATCAAGTCAGCCACTTCGGAATAAACGCCGGCGCTTAAATGTTTAAGCACGGTATTGATGTGAGACACCGTCAGTTTTAATTCCAATTCTAAATTGTCCATAATGTCCTCCTAAAAGGGTGGTGTTTGAGATTGGGAAATAGGTTTAGTCAGTTGACCGATTTGCACTGCAATTAACTCTTCAACGCCTGGCATACTAATGCACTGTGAAACCCATTGTGCCGCAAGGGATTGGGTAATGTCGTCATAGGAAACAAATTCTGCCGGATTAGGCGTTCCTAAATTAGCAGTGCCGGATGAAGACGACGTGACAGACCCATCCGTACCCGTACACACCCAGTTAATGGCCGTAACCACATTGGGCAGTCCGTTTGATAGTGGATTCACTATAAATTGAGGGAACGACCAAGCAAAATTCATAACGCCCCCGCATCAGAGTCCCAATATCATCGCATAAGCAATAGACTGTGCTTGTGTAACATTTCCAACGCTTGATGAACTAGCCAAACCAACATTAGTCCCGTCGCAATACATAATAATGCTATAGGTGCGCGGAATAGCCAGCGTGCCACCTGCTGCGGCATTGCTGCCATTATTAGATCCTATAGATACGGTGTATATGCCCGTGGTGTTATTGGTAACAATCCACATCCCGCCAACGCTTTGTGGCAATAAAACCAATTGATTCGCCGCTAATGCACCCGTAAGCAGGAACCTCATGCACTGGGACGTATTACCCGCCGCCGTGGAACTAGGGGCCGCAATATTGGTGTATGTAGGGCTACCGCTGGTGCTGACCGATACGCTAGTCGTATTGCCAAACATCTGGTCAAGGATGGTGGCGTTATAGTTAAGCGGCTGATCCCACGTAGGGGATGTGCTATTATACGCTGGTTCGTTAAGGGCAAGGTTGGTGGTAATACTCATTTGTCAGCCTTCCCATCCAGCTTGTCGTAAATACGCTGGAACATGCTTTCAATGTGATCCATGCGTTTGTCCAAATCTTCTTTAAGGACGTATTCTTTTGGCAGGGCGGCTTCTAGTTTACTTAAATCCCGCTGTAGTTCTTTAACAGCACCCCATAATTCCCGCATGAGCCATCCAGCTACGGTTAGAATAGCACCTAATCCAAGATTTATGAGGTTCTGAAATTCAACCATAATTAAGATTCCCGGATGATCGCGGTAGAAGTATCCCTGTCAATGGATAGTACACCATAACAGACAATATTCCAATCCATACCATCCCGTTCATCCTTTACGGGAACATTAATATCCAAGTGCTTGAATAGGTATTCTTTGCCGCCATTTTCAAACACCCGCCAGACATGATCTTCCGTCCCGCGTCCCGGCTGGCCCCGTGTTTTATTAAAGCGGATGCCATACTTGTTCATATAACCTCCGCCGCGGGCATAGGTGGATTAGCCACTGCCGTCAGGTTAAAGTGTATGAAAGTCATTGGATCGTTGGAAGCATTGCGGGTGAAACTGTGTGCCAACCAAGCATTGGTAAAGATCAACGTGCCGTCTTCCGGGGCAACATTAATAGCATTGCTTGCATGGGTAATGTTGGCGGGATCAAATTCTGGCAGTCCTATTTGGACCTTACCAGCACGGGGATCATGGAATGTAGCTACAGAACCGTTTTGCGGCGTCCTAAGGAAGTAAAACCCGACAATCTGTGCCCCATGTGCATGAACGTGCTGATCCATGCCGCTGTATTTATAATGCTGCTGCGCCCACATTTCGGTAAATGACGTGCTAAAATTACGCACATCATAGCCCTGTTCGCCCAAAATGTTCCATGCGGTTGCGCCGATATAAGCACAAAGGTCTTCCATACGCGGATCGTCGTACAAATTGTCTGTCATATAAACAGGGTACACCTCATGGGTGCCGCCCTGTTCCTTTTTGCGCTTTTCAATATATTCATCAACAACCTTGCGGGTGTTGTCCAAAAATTCCGGCTTTTTAATTACGTAAATGGTCGTTGGGAAGCAGTGTATTGGGTTTAGTTCATCTTTTGCGTCTGCCATTGTTTATCCCCGTTGTTGCATTTCTTGCTGCATCTTCTCCATATTTGCAATTTCTTCCGCCGTCAAATTACGAACATTCCAAGAAAATACCCACTTGCCGTCCCGTACAAATGGCTGTTCTGAACGTGACACAGTTTGTGTTTTTCCGTCATACGTAGGGTCTGCATCAATCTCCACATACTGGATGCGGTAGCCATGCACATTATATGCGTCAGTGGTTGGGAATATCTCCACAAAGTCACTGTACGGCGTATATCCCAAGCCGGGATTATCCCGCATCAATTCTTCCGCACCATAGGGATATTCAACAAACTGATTGTCGGTGGTGGTTTTAACGTATCCGGTCATGATGATTTGTCCTCAAGAAATGCTGGTGCTTGTTTGGTAAGGAGATCAAGGCGTTCACCTTTCCCTGCCAGTTGGGTAAATACCTGCTTGATATGCGGCACAATGTGCGTTTCAAAATCTGGGTGGCACCGCATTGTATTCAAATGGTCATGCGGAATATTGCCTTGGGACAGAATAAAGTTTTCCACCCGCCCCTGCAATTCACCTAGCCATTCTTCCCGCTGCATGGCTTCATTGGCTTCTAGCATAGGCAGATGACCAAATTTACGTTGTGGCTCAAGTTCCGCCATGATCTGGTTAATGGTGTTTAGTTCCATTATAGCGGCTTCATGGTTGTTTTTCCACGTGTCTTCCGCCGATTTACATTCAATGATCGTGGCTTCCGCAACCATCTTTTCCCAAGGCTTGGCGTTTTCATCAGCTATGATCGCCTCATTTTCCATGATTTTAGCGTCACGTTTCATTTTTTGGGCTTTGGAATGTTCAACCTTTACTTCCATGTCAATGCGTTGACCATATAGCAATGCCCATGCGCCATCAGGCGTATAGCAAGACCCCGCCATGAAATGACGGAGTTGAAAGTCAGAATTATTACGATGCGGCTTACTATTCATCTTATACGTTTACCCCTGTTGTACCATTTGATGCGGCAGATTGACCAGTAGAAGCAGCACTTGCGGCTGCACCAGTAGATACTACACATCCTGAATAAGTATATTTGTCACGGGCAGATGATGCGGAACCTGTACACCCTAAGGCAAAAATGCCTACCGTGGAATTGCCCGTAGCAGCTCCAGCATGGGATGCCGTTGTTGCACTTGTAGCAGATGTGTTTGTATCACCCGAATAGGTGTATTTGTCGCGTGTAGTTACATTATTAGAAGTGTATCCTAAAGCAAAAATACCTACGGTTGATGTACCAGTAGCGGATTGATAATAAGAAGCAGAAGAAGCCGATGTGCCACTTACACTTGTACACCCAGAATATGTATATTTATTTCGGGTTGAAAGTGGAGTTCCCGAACTATTTGCTCCTAAAGCAAATATTCCAACGGTAGAATTACCTGCTGCTGCACCATCAAGGGATGCTGTAGATGCAGCTGTCGCCGAAGAAACTGAACAACCAGAATAAGTATATTTTTCACGGGTAGTTAATGCCCCACACAAACTTCCATTGCTAGTTCCTAAAGAAAATATACCTACTGTGCTATTTCCGGCTGCTGTCCCCCCAAAACTATTACAACCGGATGCTGTGGCTGAAACAACAGCACAATTAGAATAAGTATATTTTTCACGTTTATTAGAAACTATTCCTAAAGCAAAAATTCCAGCTGTAGAATTTCCCGCCGCCGCTCCACCATTAGAAACTGAATTTGATGAAGTAGCCACTGAATTAACATCAGAAGAAAATAAATATTTGTTCCTAACCTTTGATGAAGAAGTTGTATAACCTAAAGCAAATATACCAACGGCCCCAATAAAAGAATTTCCAGCAATAGGCCACAATCCCGCCTTCTGCCAGCCCACCATTTGGTCAATAGTCCATACACCAGATGCAGCACCACATTGGTAAGGACCAGCAGGTGTTATAGGTGATTTGGTGATGAAAGACCCCTGATATGTCCTCACAGCGTAACCCCTAATATGCCGTTGGATGCGGCGGAACCACTGTAAGAAGCTGCACTAGCCGCTGTTGCAGCTCCATTTGTATCGCCGGAATATGTATATTTATTGCGGGTAGAAGAAGCACGAGATACACGCCCTAAAGCAAAAATACCAACGGTAGAATTTCCTGCGGCTGAACCATAAAATGATGCGGCACTAGCTGCCGTTCCGGATGATACAACGCAACCAGAATATGTATATTTATCACGGGTAGATAAAGCACAACCAGAAGTAATTCCTAAAGCAAATATTCCAACTATACTATTTCCTGCCGCCGATCCTGATTGTGAAGCAAAACTAGCAGCTGTGGCTGTTGCGTTAGTATCCCCCGAATAAGTATATTTATTGCGGGTAGTTGTAAGGTTACCCAAAGCAAATATACCAACGGTTGAATTTCCCGATGCTGAACCAAAAGAAGTTGAAGCAGAAGATGCTGTTGCTGACGCATTTGAGCAACAAGCGTATGTAAATTTATTACGGGTTGTTGTGCAACTACCTAAAGCAAATATGCCAACGGTTGAATTTCCAGTTGCCGCACCAGCATATCCGGGGGCGCTAGATGACGCAGCTATTGCATTAGTATCACCCAAATAAGTGTATTTATTACGGGTTGTTGTGCCACTACCTAATGCAAATATTCCAACTGTAGAATTGCCAGTAGAACCATTGCTTGTACAAAAAGCGGCACTAGAAGCAGTTGCAATAGAATTTACACAACCAGCATAAGTATATTTATTTCTGGTAGTGGATGGACCACAGGCACAACCTAAAGCAAATATAGCCAACGTCCCGTCAAAAGGAGGCCAATTACTTGCCGCCACCGCTTGCATCTGCTGTACTAAGTTCCATGAGCCGGAGTAATTAGGCATTATACGTTTACTCCACAGGTTCCATTGGAGGCGGCGGAGCCAGTATATGATGCAGCACTAGCAGCCGTACCAGAAGCATTAACACATCCAGAATATGTATATTTGTTGCGGGTTGTTGATGGACTGGTTGTATATCCCAACGCAAATATACCAACTGTTGAATTTCCCGCCGCTGATCCTTGAAACGATGCAGTGCTTGCGGCAGTTCCTGAAGAAACAACGCAACCTGAATACGTATATTTATCACGGGTAGTTGATAAACCAGTTGTATAACCTAAAGCAAATATACCAACAGTGGAATTACCCGTTGCCGAACCTAATCGCGATGCAGTTGTTGCGCTTGTAGCAGAAGCATTTGTGTCACCAGAATATGTATATTTATTACGGGTGGCCACACCACTGCAACCGTTAAACCCTAAAGCAAAAATACCAACCGTTGAATTTCCAGCGGCTGATCCTTGAGACGATACAGCGCTTGATGCTGTGGCTGAAGTATTAGTATTTCCAGAATACGTATATTTGTTGCGGGTGGTTGAGGCGCTAGGTGCATACCCCAAAGCAAAAATACCAACGGTAGAATTACCAGTAGCTGAACCAGAGTATGAAGCATTAGTAGATGAAGCGCCTGATGATACAACGCAACCTGAATACGTGTATTTATCACGGGTGGTTGAACGCCCAACACCGCAAACATTTCCTAAAGCAAATATACCAATTGTTGAATTTCCAGCGGCTGATCCAAAATCAGAATTGGCAGTAGCGGCAGTTCCTGAAGATACCACACATCCAGAAAATGTATATTTGTCGCGGGTATTTACTTGTGCGCAGGCATTTTGTCCTAAAGCAAAAATTCCAACAGTTCCTGCCACAAAGGGAGTCGCACTATTACTTGCGGCACTGAAAGCAGATGGTCCATAAGCATTATTGGCGCTTACGGTAAATGTATAAGCCGTACATCCTGTTAAACAGTTAATCGTAATAGGCGAAGATGCCCCAGTACCAGTTTTAAAGCCGGGTGTAGCAACTGCGGTATACGACGTAACTGCCCCACCACCTACGCAGCTAGGTGCAGTAAACGCGACGCAGGCTTTTTGGTTTCCCGCCGTAGCAGAACCAATAGTAGGCGCATTTGCTACTTTTAAGCTATTAAAAGCACTGATTAAGCCGCCAATATACCGCTTGGACATGGTAATTCCTTACGATATCGCCTCATATGAAATACTGTATGTAATGCCGCTTGCCGTACCAGACGTAACCGTAATGGACGTATTTTCCGTCAGATAAATCGCCGTTGATTTATCCGTTACGATCAATGATGCGTTTGCTGGCACGGACACAGTGGATACAACTGGGTATGCCGTACCGCCTGATGGAGCCGAACCCTGCGCTACCGCACCGTTAGTGTAAATGGATACCGTGGCGTTTACCGCCGTGGAACCGTTGACGTTGGCGGCTACGATTTGGTCAATACGATACACCGTGTTGGAACCGGAAGCATTGGCAAGCAGCACCACGGCAGACGTTCCCGACGGGGTGTAGTAGGTAGTGTTACCTGTGAGCGTTGTTAGTGCCGCCAAATTTGGATTTGACATTTATAACTCCTAAAAACCCAGAATCATGGAATATGCTATCGCCTGTGCCTTGCTAGGTCCAGACGCAGCAGGTGTTGAAGATACCCACGTCGTACCGTTTGACGTTAACACATTGCCAGATGTTCCCGGCGCAACAACTTGTAAAGCCGATGTGCCATTGCCTAACAATACATTATTTGCGGTTAAACTACTAGCCCCTGTGCCGCCGTAAGCTACACCAATTACACTAGCATTCCATGTTCCGCTAGTAATTGTGCCAATGCTGACCAAAGACGAAAGCGTTGTGACCGCCGTATTAACCAATGTGCCGGATGGGGGCAGCGTTACGTTGGTGGCGGCTGTCGTCGTTAAAGTTAAAGAAAAAGCGCCAGACGTGGCAAGGGTTGAGCCATCCGCCAAGGTTAAAGTAGACCCCGTGGCAGGGGCCGTAATAGTGACTTTGTTAATGGATGTAGCGGAGGCAACACCTAATGTCGGCGTTACAAGCGTTGGCGACGTAGCCAATACGATGCCGCCAGACCCCGTTACGTTTTGGCCTAATGCAGTTTGAACACCCGTACCAAAAGAAGTGATTCCCGTGCCGCCATTGGCAATATTCAATGTGCCACTTAATGTTACAGCACCAGTTGTAGCTGTATTAGGAGTGAAGCCTGTAGTTCCTGCGCTGAATGATGAAACATTTGTAGGCAATGTCGCCCATGATGCTGTCGTGCCGTTGGATGTAAGAACATAACCATTGCTGCCAATAGCTAACCGCGTTGCGCTATTAGTTCCATTCCCGATGATTAAATCACCAGTAGATGTAATAGGCGATAGCGCATTAAAGGCTGTGGAAGCTGTCGTTTGCCCAGTACCGCCGTTTGCAATTGGCAATGTACCCGTGACGCCTGTGGATAATGGCAAGCCTGTAGCATTTGTAAGGGTGGCAGATGAAGGCGTACCCAAAGCTGGCGTTACCAATGTTGGCGATGTTGCCAACACAATGCTGCCCGATCCGGTGACATTCTGGCCCAATGCCGTCTGAACGCCTGTGCCAAAAGACGTAATACCCGTTCCGCCGTTGGCAATGTTTAACGTACCACTAAGTGTTATAGCACCTGTGGTTGCGGTATTGGGCGTGAATCCCGTTGTGCCTGCGGAGAATGAAGATACGCCGCCAGAAGATGCTGCCCACGATGCAGTTGTGCCGTTAGACGTTAGCACATACCCGCTAGTTCCTATGGCAAGGCGCGTAGCACTATTGGTTCCGTTACCAATAATAAGATCACCAGTTGTCGTAATAGGAGACAACGCATTAAACGCAGCCGATGCCGTAGTTTGACCTGTGCCGCCGTTTGCTATGGCTAATGTGCCACCTAATGTCAGTGTGCCTGACGATGTAATAGGTCCGCCTGTTAGCGTTAATCCTGTTGTTCCGCCTGATCCGTTAACACTTGTTACAGTACCCACACCAGAAATAGTGGTCCAAGCAGGATCAGCACCTGCACCTTTGGTTTGCAATAATTGGCCTGATGTACCCGGCGACAGACCAACCCAACCACCAGAACCACGGAAAATCATTTCGCCTTGCGTGTTACCAATGTTGCTATCCAAAATAGCAGATAATGACACGCCAGTTGGAACACCTGATGCCGATGAATTATTGGACAAAATGGTGAATGCAGCCTGCGACGCAAAGGCAATCGTTCTATTGGCCGTTAGATCGCCGCCACCCGTCAGACCAGACCCCGCCGTAATCGTAATAGAAGATGCCGCCGCGCCGATTGTTGCAGGTGTAATTGTAGAACTGGATGCTGCCGTGATGCGACCATAACTATCCACCGTAATTGTGGGGGCGGATGATGTGGAGCCATACGTTCCCGCCGTCACACCCGTAGTAGGCAATGAAATAGTGCCAGTAGTGGTTATCGTACCTCCAGATAAACCGCTACCAGCTGTCACTGATGTAACCGTACCAGTGCCGTAACCCTGTGCTTTAACAAATGCTGTTGTGGCAATCTGTGTGCTGTTGTCGGAAGAACCTGCCGTTGGAGCCGTAGGCGTACCCGTGAATGTAGGTGACGCAAGCGGTGCCGCACCCAGCATTGTCATCGTTTGGCTAACCGTCAAATCTACTGGCTGGGCAGAACCCGACGTATTATTGCCCTTAAGCGTATTACCATTCATCTGGGCAAGATATGTATTGGTAACGCCATTATTGTTAAGGCCAATAGTGCCTGTCGTTGTAATGGTTCCGCCAGAAAGCGGTGCTTGCGCGGTTATCGATGTAACCGTGCCGTTGTTAGCATTAAGATTGGCAATCTGTTGAGATGTGGCGCGATAAGTAGAGCCATTCTGAATGAGCATTAATTGCTCAGATCCAGTTAAAGAAATGGCCGCTGGTAAATTTGGTATGGTGGTCGTACTCATGCTAACGGCCCAGTCTGTGGAATCTGAGTAAGTTCATATGGCAAGCCCACATTAGCAGTTTTCACAAGCGTTGTAGACCCCAATATACTACCAGAAGCTACATTTTGAGCAACCGTGTACTGAAATTGCGTAGCTGAGCCAACTGCTGTGACGCTATAAAAACCATCCGTTTTTAAGCCTTGGGTGGTTCCTTCAATAGATATTTGACTATTTACTATTAAATTATGCGCTGACGATGTTGTAACCGTAATGATGGTTGTCCCATTAGCTTGCATAGACACAATTGGCAACGTCACCGCATAAGCAGTATTTTGAAATAGCGGAGATATAGCATATTGCTCTAAGCCAACGGGATTGCCCGTTTCTTGCGGCGCAACATACTGCCCATCTTGAGTATTAATATAAACAGGGTTTTGCACAGGCAGACCAGTTGTTGCGTCTATTGTATTGGTGCCAGATTCAGCAAGTTGATCTACTTGTGTCGATGTCCAAAACTCAACACGAGGGTTCATGACCGGAATTGGATCTGCCGGAAGAACAATAGCACGCAATTGATTTTGCGGGATATCATTGCAGGGACGGCATACAAGAATACGCTGGTTTATTAAACTTGCCCCTCCCCACTGGAATTGCCAAGCCAGATCAACGTGGTTGTACCAAAATCCGCACCTGTCGCAGACGGCCAGAGCCGCCGGGTTCTTTGAGCTTACCCTAGCGCGACCAACTTTAGAGGCATAACCCATTTACGCCTCCTT